TGAGCGCGAGGGCTTTCTTCTCGCCCTCGGTGATGACGAGCGACGCAGCTGCGTCGGCGAGGAAAGTGTCCCAGTTAGTGCAGTGGGGCGGGATGTACGGATTGGGCGGAGTGCCAGGGAGCTGTAGGTACTTGGGGCGGGAGTCCTTAGCGTGGGCAGCGAAGCCCTTCAACGGTTCCCAATAAATCTTGTAGCGCGAGAACGGGTCCGGCGTGAAGTACTTGAATTCTAGCGCTCCGAGCGCGTCTTCGATCGGGCTCTTGTTGCCTCGACCGAACAATCTGCGTAGCTCTTTTTGACTTATCAGTGCGACAAAATCCTTCAGCGTTGTGAGATCAAGACCTGAAGAACTCAGGTCGTCGGATGCGAGCTCACGCAAAGCCTTCATAGATTGCTCCTATCTGTAGAGATCTGGACGTAATTTGACATCGCACTTCGCTCTCCGCCCGTAAGAAAGAGTCGTAAGGTTACCCCACTTTTTTCTCACAGTAAACCCCATTTTGTGCTCTCTTTTTCTGTTATAAAAAATCGAGCGAGACAAAGGGAGACAAGATTCGCGAGAAGGGCGGAAGGTTCATATCAGGGCCAAAGTGGGGTGAACGTGTTAACCATTTGAAAGAACTACGAAATACATCAAACAGTTCGAGTTCGCATGGGGGTCTCCATCTATATATGCATAATTGTCATCTATATACACTAACTACTTACTATTCTTTTTTCCTTTATTATAAGGAAATCACCTGAACTGGTGAACTTATGGGGTTAAGTCATTGATGTTGCACAGGGTGCAGCATTCAGTCAACAGTTCAGTCCCGTTCACGGCAGATGCAAGTCGCTGATTAGCGGAGCGTTACTGTGAACTCGACGAGAGAATTGTGGGTGTGATGTGGAATCTTCAAGAAGGCTACGAAAAGTGTCCCCGATGGGCTGCAGGTGGGGTATAATCGAGCGTGGTGTGGGGCGGTTTCTCAGTTTCTCAGGTGTGCGAAGGAGTACGACGATGCGGAATTTCAAGGCGGATCGGTTGCACGAGTGTTGCCCACGAGAGTGGAGGGGGACGCCCGACATGAGCGGGTCCTACGAGCTCGACGCTGTGATCAACACCTCCAAGAACGCAGACGTGCCGAAGCGTCTCAAGCTGTTCATGGAGAACGAGATGGGCTACGGTGCGCGCACTGGGTACGACGGCTATCACAACTACGGCGGCGATACCTGAGAAGCAAAACTAGCATATGCCGAGCGGCGGACGTAGACCCAACCAGCATGGTCGACCCAAGGGGTCGAAGAATGTGATCGTCAAGATCAATCCGACGGTGCGCGCTCGAGTCACGGAGAAGCTCGTCGAGAGGGTCGAAGAGCTCGACCTCACACCGCTCGAGGTGATGCTCAAGACAATGAAGATCCACTTCTCCGACGGCACCGAGCTGCTGAAGGCTTCGGACGCGGCCCGCTCGGAGAAGACCAAGGAGAAGGCTCGACTCCGTGCGAAGTACGAGTACCGCGAGGCGAGTGCGATTGCGAAGGACGTGGCTCCGTACATTCACGCTAAGATCCAGACCATCACGCTCAAGGGCGACGCCTCCTCGCCGCTCGAGATCGCACTAGGGCTGATGGATGCGGAATCGCTGCGCGCAGTGGTGAGAGGCAAGAAATGACCGCCACGCAGCGCAAGAGCGACCCTTCCCGTGACATCTTGGACGTGCCGTTCGAGGAAATCTTCGAGGAGTGGGAAGAGCGCACGGACGGATACAAGAACATCGCTCTAGTGCGGGCATTCGCGATGTACGATCGATTCTTCCTCCTCGTGCACATGCTGGGTCGGAAGGACGTGCTACATCCGTGGCTGTACGCACGGTGCCGCGAGGTGGAGAAGGCTCCGGACGGCTTCCTCGACCTCTGGGCTCGGGAGCATTACAAGAGCACGATCATCACCTACGCCGGAGTGATCCAGGAAATACTGCAGAACCCCGACGTCACGATCGGCATCTTCTCCCACACGAAGAGCATCGCCAAGTCCTTCCTACGACAGATCAAGCAGGAGTTCGAGTCGAACGAACGTCTGAAGAAGCTCTTCTCCGACATACTCTACGACGATCCCGACAATCAGGCCCCCATCTGGTCCGTTGATTCGGGCATCGTCGTCAAGCGCAAGTCGAACCCGAAGGAAGCCACGCTCGAAGCACACGGGCTGGTCGACGGCATGCCGACCTCCAAGCACTTTGCGCTACTCGTGTACGACGACGTCGTGACCAAGGAGAGCGTCGGCACCCCCGAGCAAATCTCGAAGACCACCGAGATGTGGGAGCTGAGTGATAACCTCGGCACCGTCGGTGGGCGCAAGTGGCACATCGGGACGCGGTACTCGTACGCTGACACCTACGAGGCCATCATGAAGCGCGGAGCAGTGACTCCGAGGCTCTATCCCGCCACGCACGACGGCACACTGACCGGTCGTCCGGTCTTGATCTCGCAGGCGGAATGGGACCGCAAGGTCCGCGACCAAGGGGAGGCCACCGTTGCGTGCCAGATGCTGCAGAATCCGCTCGCGGGCCATCAACGCATGTTCGACGTCGAGGACATTCAGGACTACGAGATACGTCCGGAGACGCTCGCGGTGTATATCTTGTGTGATCCCGCCCGCAGTAAGAAGAAAGACTCCGACAACACGGCGATGTTCGTGATGGGTCTCGACTACGCGAGCAACAAGTACCTGCTCGACGGGTACAATCACAAGATGGACCTGATGGAGCGCTGGAAGTTCATGGCGCAGCTCTTCGTCAAGTGGAAACAGCAAGTCGGAGTGCAGGCGGTGTACGTAGGCTACGAGAGCTTCGGTGCGCAGTCCGACATGGATTACTTCAAAGAACAGCAACGACTGACTAAGCTCGTCTTCGACATCGAAGAGCTGGCGTGGCCTCGAGAGGGCGACGGCTCAAAGATCGACCGTGTACAGCGGCTCGGTCCTGACATGCGAGGTCATAAGATCTTCGTTCCGTACAACACCGACGAGAAGAAGCTCACCGCTAACCAGCGCAAGATGAGTGGCGGCTATGAGTACCGCATCGCGAAGCAAATCCGTCGTAAGGACGAGACCGGTGCGATCTACGATCTCGTCGAGCAATTCAAGATGCAAGTGCATTACTTCCCCTTCGGTGGTAAGAAGGACCTAGTGGACGCTGCGAGTAGGATCTATGACATGGAGCCCAAGCCTCCATCCTACCGCGAGCCTCGATATGCGGAGCCCGCCTATGTATGAACGTTGTGGAGGCACCCATGGGGTTGCTCCTACAACGCTCATTTCGGGCGTTGTGCATCACTCTCTAAGGAGCATCGCATGTCTACAGTAACAATCTCTTGGGACGTAGTGTCTCAGTCATTCCCCACCGGAACCATCGCTGGGGGTTTTCGTGTAACTGTTTCGGGAGGACCGGCCGGTTTCGTACCGATGACTTTGGATAGCTCAGGCTCGCCTGCAGTTTTTCTGAACGTCCCGGTGGAAGCGCAGACGGACCCCGACTACGTTGCTACGGTCCAGCGTGTGGATTCCCTCGGGGCTGCGCTGGGAGCTGCTGCAACTACTACGTTCTCGGTCGTGTCGCCGCCTCCGGCTGTGATTGACGTGCCGGGAACCGTCACTGCTGTGGTGTCATGATGAGATGCGCTGACTCCTCAGTGCTGCACTACATCCTCGCGGCGCTCAGACGTATTGAGCACCTTCTGGGGATCGGTCGCAGCACGGTAATCAGCGTTCCCACCATTCCCACGGTGAAGGTCGAGTAGTGACGCCGCCTGATCAAAGCATCGATTGGGCGGCGTTCTTCGTTTGGTTGTTCGTAGTAGCGACAGGAATACTCACAGGACTCACGTTCGTTTTCATAGGACAATGGCTTTATGGCTTGGGGGCTTGATCAGGCGTACGGCGGAGGGGCGACCCCTCCAGAGCCACAGAAACCTCAACAAGAGGAAGGGCTTCTATCGCAGGTGCTCGGAATCCCTGCGAAGATGTTCGGCTGGGGCAAGGAGCCTGGCGCTGTAACCGAGCAGGATTACGACCAAGGAGCTCAGCCTGTTGAGCGCGACCCTAAGTATGACTATGGCAGTGTGCTACCCTACCGGATACCCAAAGGAGCCACAGCCGAGAACGCTCCCGCAGGAACGAAGCTCTTAGACATCGCGAAGAAGGCCGAGTGGTCGCCGGAATACTCCGGAGTCGTGAAGAGCCTGAAGGACGCCTTCACTGCGCCCGGACGCGCAGCCGCTGGGCACTTGGACAAACCCGAGGAAGAAGCGTCGAATGCGGCGATGAATCTGCTAGGCGGCGGCGTCGCGAAGACCGCAGTGAAGGGCGGCGCTGCTGCTCCGGGCGAGCTCGCGATGAACATGTATCACGGTTCTCGACATCCTCACACTCCGGAGGAAGGACTTCCGCTCGGAGTGCTCCGCGATGACAAACTCAACACCGGCGAAGGGGCGCAAGCGTACGGCTACGGTCACTACCTCGGAGAGCGACAAGGCACGGCGGAGTCTTACCGGTTGGCGGGAGGACAGGGGGATACTACGTACCACGTCGGGGGCAAACCTGTAAGTGAAGTCGTTGGCGTCAAGCCTGGAGACGAGGAGTGGCCTACCATTAAGGGAGCGCTCCAGAGCATGGAGATGGCCCCTCCCGATAGACGTAAGATCATCGCTGATGCGTATGCGGTACAGTACGAGCACAACGCTTCAAGGGGGAAGGCGCAGATTGACCCCTCGATGACTGGGGGGTGGAACGATCTGGCGAAGAAGGGGGTTGCCGAGGCAGAAAAGCTGAGAGACTTCTTCCGCAACACTGACTTTTCTAAGATCGAGAAGCGCCAGAATAAGGGCCACCTCTACACCATCGACGTGGCGGACGACGAAATCCCCAAGATGTTGCACTTCGACGCACCC